ATACGCATCGCTACTTTTGCGTCATCGAGGCTTTGAATTAATGAGCATGTGTATTGAAACTCAACAGGCTCAATCCAGTGAAGCACGGGCTTTTTGTTGCCCCCAATAAGTGCCTGGGAAGTGTCGTCCTCGACGCTAACCGGTGAATCCAACTGAGAAACAGCGTCTGTAAGATTGTTTAAATCTTCTTTTAGTCTGGAAAGTTCCTCGGTGAGGTCATTTAAGTTAGCGCTTTCAAAATCCATCACCCGATGTAAGTTATTTCTATCTTCCAAATTCTTTTGGCTGTGCCGTTATTACTAAAAGAAAAAATGGGAGTGATTTTAGAGGTAGATGAGTTAATCCTAGCAGTGGAAGCGGCACTTCCCGTAGTCACCAAGTGGCTCCTCGTCCACGATATAGCACCCCCTATTCTAGCGATATACTGCCCCTTATAAACACAGTAGCTGAAGGGGTTTCCGGGGGTTTCCGCGAAATTAAAAACTAGTCTTCTTTTACTTTCCCGGGTTGCCACAGTTTGCTGTGGAGACCCTCCAGGTTGAATGGGGAATCTCAATCCTTTAGCAGCTCCCGTACCTGTGACTTTAAAGACCGCATTTTTAAAAACCTTAGTTTCTGATATTTGCTGACGATCCCGAGTTAGCATCTGGATGTCCACATGCACAGTGTTTGGTGCGTATGAGCTGTCAGCCCCTCCAGAAATAGATACCAAACTGTCCGGTAAAGACTCACCGACATGAAAAAAGTTTTTTGTCCGAGCTATTACTTTTGACTGATCTGAACCTCCGCTAGAGCCAAAGTCGTCGATAATTAGACCGTTGTGATCGAAGTCTATAACCGTCAAAGGTGTAGATTTTGAACCAGATCCTTTAGCGGTTCCCACAGTCCAATAAGGAGCGCCGTGTGTAATCCATTCAACATCCCAGATATCTAAACCTGGCATATACTGAGAAACAGAAGCCCGACCCGGGAGCCATTTACCCATATCCGAGTTTCCCACATTTGATGTGAGATAGTCGAAAAGAGATTGCTGGCCGCCGTTAATAGAAACTTGGGGGATTGCCGTAAAACCTGAATCATTAGAGTAGTTATAGGTTATAGCGTCCGGCTCCGACACCTTACTGGGTGCGTAATCCCAAGGGGTGTACTCAGAAGAATAAGATGTGCTTTCAGAATTGTTTGGGTGCTTATCCCAGTTTGAGCCGTACCCGTGAACCGCGTCATCTGAACGAAGCACGGCAAATTTACGATTTAGCCTAATTAAGTCGTGTGATTGGTTGGTGGATTCAGAGAAAAACTGATTTCTAAGCTGTAAAAACTCGCGCGTCAAATAAGCGCGATCCATATCCCCCGTAGCTGGGGTGATCTGTTGATTTACTAAATAGTGGTCGGTGTATTCTGTATCCGTTTCACCGACAGGCAGGAATAAAGGATCAGTCGGTGAATTTACCTCTGCCTGATTTACACGATCCCCTTCGACCACATACTTACGTACAATCTTCTGGAATCCGAGTTGGCTTTCCTGCGAAATTTGCGGACGGTTCAACTCCCGAAGTGTCAGGTCTTTGGCCATTGGCTTAGAACCCTGGTCTCTTGGTCAATCTAAGAGAGCCTTTGTGTTTTTGCGGGCTGATTAATGTTCTTAGTCTTTTTCTCGCCTCCTCCGCATTCCGAACAAGGAGCTCACGGTTTGCACCGTTATAGCGCGGATCTGCGAGCAGCTTTGCCTGTGCAATAGGGAACAAAATATCCCAGACTAAATCAGCAGGTAGTCTGGGCTCATCAGCATCAGCGACGAGATCGGAAGGAACAACATTGGCGTATAATTCTACCTGATACGCTTTATCTGGCACAGGGTAGAGATAGAAGCGGGGTATTACTTTCGTATCAGCTCCCTGATCACGATTGTCTAGATAATACCAGATCGGTCTCCCTTTTTCCGGTTCGTTGTCCTTGTAGTGTGGGAAATTTAAACCTCTTCCGGAAGGAGCGCGAAAATCGTAAGCGAATATAGATCTCGCTTTAATTTCCGCTTCCGGCCCGGTCATTGGTGACAGAGGGCCTTCACCTATAAGCTCAGGTATTTTGTCAACGGATACAACATCTGGGGATAGATCTGCTCCTGCTTGGTCTGCTAAAAAGTCTAGTGTGAAACCTTTCTGGGCCCACATAGGTCTTTTACCATCAATAGGTGAGTAGCACTCCCGGTATGCCTGGTTTACAAATATACCAACCCTGTCCTGATCTACAGGAGGGAGGTCTGCGAGAGAGTCCGCCCCAAGCATGGAAGCGAGCTGATCCCGCAATGCTAAATATGTAATCGCAGCCATTAAGCGATTTTATGCGGATACTACTTCTTTTTCTACCGGTTGCTTTTTCTTGGCCTTGGAAGTGGGTCTTGATTTCGATCCTGCACTAACCTGAGACTCTGGCTTTTGCATTGGCTCCGGCTCTGCGAGCCATACGGAGAAAAACATAGATTTATAAAGTTTTCCCTGCGTTCTAAAAATATCATCCACCTCTTTCTGATTCTTAGGCTCGTAAGCGTAATGCCTAATTTCTTTGTCCCATAAGAACTGATATCTCACTTGAGACATACCTTTAACACGAATAGCGGGAGTAGTTCCCATTTGATCTCTTTTTCCGATTATTATGATTTTCATGATATATAAAAAGCCTCCCCCCAGCATTGCCGGGGAGAGGCCAGTTTTAGGGATTTGTGGGCAGGGGAAATGCCATTAAGCTTACGCTTGTGTAATGGAAAGACCAGGAACCTGACGAACAACTTCAACAAGTTGAACGGAAGGAACGCGGCCACGGGTGTCCTTGCGAGCTCCCATTCCGTAAACCGACTGAACGCCGACTGCGGAGAGGTGTGCTTCGTTTCCGGAGTTAGCGAAATCATCGTAATGGAAGATTTGCTCACCGTAGATTTTTCCTTTTGCGTAGTACATCGCGTCTTTACCCATCGCTAATGCGTATCCGACAGGAGTACCAAGAGCGTTGGCTTGTACGAACAATGCGCCAGCGGAGAATGCGTTACCGGCTTTAACGGTGGTACCGTCAGCGAATACATCATTCGCGTTACCGGCAGCAGCGTTGTCAACACGGGTTAAAGCAACAGTTCCGAAATCAGCAGCAACATTAACAGAAGTATAGCTGTAGAGAGCTACGCTTCCGTCGGTGTCAATACCAAGGACATGGTAGGTAGCACCGACTTCTTCTTGAAGGTCTACGCCTCCACCACCAGGGATGTCGATGAATGCTCCGCGGAAGTTAGCAACATAATCTCCGTCGGTTCCGCCAATTCCTGCTGTAGCGTCAGCAACTGCTGAGAAAGCGTAGAAAGTAGGAAGAAGAGGAGAACCTTGGCGTCCACGAGCGGTGTCGATAAGAACGTTATGGTTAGCGATGATGTTGTTGTCCCATTTAGCGTATGAACCGTTGTACAACTTATTGTTGTCACTTCTAGCGTCAGCTTGAGTGATTGCTTCTAAGTAGTCGGGGTCAGAACGGAGAGGGCGTAAGCAAGCGTCAGGAGCGAAGAACAAGTAACCAGGAATTTCTTGGTTGATGTCTCCACCGGTGCTCATAGGCTCGCCGCCGTTAGCGATAAGAGCTTGTTTTGCTTCCTGGATGATGTCGGTGGAAAGACCATCAACATATTTAAGGTCGCCGTTTGCGCCGGTTCCGTATCCGCTGATCAAGTTTGATCCGGTGTTCAAGCAGATTTGACGAAGGGAGTATTGGATTTGGTCCTGCTCGGTGCGTGACATCCACTCGGACATAACCTCAGCAGAAAGCTGGTCGATGGTTTTACCGGTGAAGCGCATAAGCTTAAGGACTTGGGTCCAGGAGACAGCGTGACGGACAAGGTCAACTTCGATACTGAAAGTTCCGAAATCGAGGGTGTCAGTAGCGTTCTTGAGGATAGCTTCCCCACGGACGCCTTGTCCACGAATTGGAGCAACAGTAGTGAATGTTACTTTGTCTGATCCGCCTGCGCTAAGATCGCGTTTTTCAGTGATTGGTTTACCGCTTCCTTCTCCGCCGATGAACTTGGCGAATACGTTTTTTTCGCGAGCATCGCGAGAAACGAGCTCGGACCAAAGGCGTGAGCGCAAGTCGGAATTAGGGCCATCAAGGAGACCTTGATAGGAAGTTGTGTTAGATACGAGATCCACATTGCCGGCGGCTTGTGCTGCTGCAATCGGATTAGGGTTTGCTGGTATTGTTTTTTCAGCCATTGTATTAAGTAATTATAGGGTTTTAGATTTCCCCGCTTATCTTAAAGGCTGGGCTCCGCCAGGATTCCCGAGCAATGCGTATAAATCTTCATTGCTCATAGTCGGAACCTGCTGGAGTAAACCTTCGCGAGTCACGGGAGTGTTTACAGGTTGTGCTGCAGTTCCCGTCGTCAAGACCTTTGCCTGAGTTCCCATCTGTGGAGCCTGCGGCTGAGGAGCAACGGCCTGTGGCTGTTGTGCTTCCTGCGGAGCGGGCACTAAAGATGCAAATTCGTTGGCGAGTAATTCAGGCCATTTTGGCGAATTGAAAACTGCTGCGTAGTCGGGGTCCGATTGAGCGTTCGCGACATAATCATCAAACTGTTTCCGATAAACTGACTGCTTGTCGGATAGAGCGGGATAACGATCGTAAACTCTGTCTCGGCTTTCCATCGCTTTGCTGCGATGGGTTTGATAAACCTGCTGCTCTCTTTCCTGCTCCATCTGCTGTTTACGGAGAGTTAAGTTTTGCAGTTGAAGCTCTTGTTTCATTATATCCCGCTGAAGCCTAAGTGCTTCAGTGGTTTCAAGATCTTCCGCTGCTTTCTCAACTTTTCCTTCAAGCTCAAGAATGGTAGCGCGAATGTCGTCAGCCTGTTGATCTATGCCTGCGATTGGGTCGGGCTCGTTCGCCTCGACTTCATCCTGTGTGGCCGTTAAATTTTGATTTGAATTAGGGGTGGGAGCAGTTTCTTGTCCGTATATTACACGAGATGCATCGGCGAATGATCCGCTAAATCCTTCCGATCTGTAGAGATCGATGACTTGCTGATCCAGCTCGTTTCGAGGTCTTATCCTCCGCTTTCCGAGCTTTTCGTCCTCTGTTTCCTCCGGCTCTTGACCTTCGGCTTCGGCTTCGGCTACTGGCTCCTGTACCTGATCTTCGGCCGTTGGCTCCGGGATTTGATCCTCGGTCTGTGGCTGCTCAGTTACTGGCTCCTGCGTTATACCTAAAGCATTGCGAAGATCGTCGGTTGACGCATTCTCAATGCTGAACTGTTCCTGTCCTGTTTCTTGCGGGGATTCAACCTCCGCGATTGATGTTTCCATAACGCGAAGATATACAATCGGTTACGGTGATGTAACCGGTTGGAAGAAATAAAATTACCCGTAAGTGCCTTTACGAACAGGTTTCTTATCGCCTTTTTTAGCTTTGTCCTCGCCTAAGCAAGTTCCAAATTTAGCACAAAGATTTTTACGAGCAGGGTCGCAGTTTTCGCAGGGTTTAAATTCTTTAGCCATTAGTCTTTTTTCTTAAGTGTTTGAATAAGTTTAGCGATCATATAGGCAGTCGTTGCTATACCGCAAACGATTGCAATGATGTCACTCCACTGCCCCAAAGAAACAGTCGCTACAGTCCCCCCAAATCCAATAATCATAGGCGTATCACTCATTTTAAATTATCTGTTTTAAGTTTTTTATTTACGAAATGTCTGCCGTACCAAAATTGAAAGATGAAGTACATAACAGAGGCTAAAGCACCGAGCATCAGTACATCATAAATACCATCGATCGTCTTCTGGAACCACCCCTTGTGCTCATTTAGACCAAGTTCTACCATCTTTTCCACATCCCCGGTAGTTAAAGCTTCTACTTTTGCAACAGCCTCCCTTACTTCTTCCTCTGACTTTAAAACTTCCCCACTTGCAGTCCCCGCAAATGCTCCAAGGGCTGCACCCCCAGGACCGCCGACCAAAGCCCCTACTCCACCGCCTACGGTTGCACCTGCAACAGGGTAAAGCTTTTTAAAACTGCAGGATGATGATAGTAGTATTAAGAATGCCGACAGGAGTACTGTTTTCATTAGAGTAAAAAAAGGGGCTGAAGGAATTGCCTCCAGCCCCTTAAGAGTTTCAATATACGGGGTGTGCCGTACTACGCGTTCAATGCAGCGGTGAACTCAGCGAGGGATCCGAGGTTGTCGGCTCCGATGAATACATCATTGACTTTGATGTCCATGAGCTCTGCGCTTGAATCATCGCTGGAGATGTCAGTGGAAGTAGCCGATGCGCTGGTTTTGTAGCAGACGAATTTGTCTTCACCTTCGTCGAATACCAATGCAACATTGTCTTCGCTGGATCCACGCTCCATGATAAGCCCAACATCGTTTCCGTTGTTAGCACTGTCTGCTGCTCCGTCATTGAGAAGCATGATCGAGTCTTTAACCTGAGAGTTAACGGTTTCAAGACTTGTGGTGGTACCTTGAACGGTAAGATTACCGGAAAGAACCAAGTCAGTACCGTTGACAGCACCGGTAAAGGTCGCGCCGGCAAGATCAGCCTTGATGCTATCAAGGTTGGTTATTGCTGCTGCACGGGTGGAAGCTTCAGCAGAAACTGCAGCTTGGCGATCGGTAACTTCTTGTGCGAGGTTAGAGGTAAGAACTCCTTCAGCAGCAATTGCACGAGTTTCCTCAGCGTCGATTTCACCTTGAAGAGCGGTGTCAGCGGATGCGCGGGTGCTTGCCTCGGAAGAAACAGCAGCGATACGAGCGGTTTCTTCGTCAGAGATAGCAGTAGCATTAGCAGATTCTGCAGCTCTAGCGGTGGTAGCTTCAGCGTCAATGTTGCTTTGAAGAGTGGTGTCAGCAGATGCACGAGCGGATGCTTCGTTGGAAACTGCGGTGGTACGATCAGAAATCTCAGTGTTGAGATTGGTGGTCAACACACCTTCAGCAGCAGTTGCACGAGTTTCTTCGTCGCTTATAGCTGTTGCGTTAGCTGCTTCAGCGGCTCTAGCGGTTGATGCTTCGGCTGCAAGGTTAGTAGTAAGAGTGCTGTCAGCGGCTATACGAGCTGTTTCTTCATCCGAGATTGCGGAATTAACTCCGTCGATCTTGGTTTTTACTGCACTACCGATTTGTGATAGAATATTAGACATAGTTTTGTATGTATTTTTGGGTTAGATTAATCTGGGTTAAAATAGAAAAGCCTGCGCTTCCCGTAAGATGCATGATCGCGTATATCTAGCTGTTTCTCAATC